AAGTATTTGATGACATGGTGTCTAGTGCTATGTTCAGTGATACGTTAAGTCATGATGAAGCTATTTCTCGAATTGATATGACTAAATCTGCAGGGTTTATTGTGCACCCTCGTGCTTATAAAAAGAAAAGTGATTATTTCGATAAAGCTCCTTTAGAACATTTGCATAGTTATTCTGATGTGTGTTGGTCTGGGAGTGGAAAGTCTGAATGGAAACCAATTGAGGATTATTATTCAAATGATATCCGTACTTTTGTTGGTGCTCCAGCTAATTTTGTTTATTGGCAACATAGATATTTCGGCGCTCAGAATGAGTCTTTAAAAAATTTTCACTGGTCTTTTTATGGATTTAACCCATTTAGAGGTGGAGTTGATAAACTTGCTCGTCAAATATTGAAGTTTCCTTATAGATGTTTCATTGATTGGAGAGGGTTCGATCGTAGATTACCTTTTATGAGGTGGATTTATAGGACCCGAATGTCTTGTTTGAAGAAATTTGAATATGAGCGGTTTGTTTGGCTTATGGAAAATACATGTGTTCAATATATTATTGATGGGGATGGCGATGTTTTTAAAAGATGGTGGGGTAATCCAAGTGGTAGTGTTAATACAACTACAGACAACATCTTGTGCGCTATGCTCATTTACATTTATATGGCAATTCTTTGCCAACCTGATATTTCCGATGAGGATTTGTTTGCTAATTTATGGTGTTGCCTTTTTGGTGACGATTCTATATTTTGTTTTAATGAAATATTCAAAAATATGGCAGATGAATCATGGGTGAAAGAGTTTGCTCGTAAAACCTGTATGGAGGTAAAAATTTTTGGTGGTGGTTATAATTATCCGCTGGAAAAGTTATCTTTCTGTGGTTTCTCTTTTGCTAAATATAATATTGGGATGGTTGAGAAATATTTTCCTGTCTTTGATGAAGCCAAATTAATGAATGCTGCATTATTTACTCGTGAGAAGTTTGTTGATTATAAATATGTTTCACGTTTATATGCTTTGCATTTGTTATCATACACTTCTAAACATCATTATCTTTTTAGATACCTTTTGCGTTTAACACTTAAACATTTCTCTCGAAGTGAAAACTCTGTTATCAAATCGTTTGTTTTGTCAGGAGTTCCTTCTGATAGAGATCTTGATTATTTTTACTCGAGTGAAGAAAGTTTTAATTCTACTGGTTTTCTCGCAGTAGTTCGGAGGTTGGAGGTTTTAAAATTTGTTTAATAATGTTAACGCTAGATGAGTTTCGTAAAAAGCACTTGAAGAAGTTTACTTCTCTTGGGCTTAAACCTCAAGAAATCAAAAAGAGATATGATGATTACCGACTCTCCATTGCAGTGGGAGGGAAGGCTACTACAAAAATGAGAAGGACGGCTAAAAGGAAGGTAGGTGGTGGTATGACCATGAACCAATCTGTTGGTCATAATAAGATTTTGGGCAATTTGTCTGAACCGACTATGGGTTCTTTGTCCCAGTGCACGAAAGATTATGCTCGTGCGCTAATTGATCCCTGGAGTTGTGAAAGACCTCCTTGTATCCCTGATCTTATAACACTACCTTCATATAAAGCTGGTTTCCGTGCTCGTGGTACTTTTACTATAGGCACTGCTGGGACTGGTTTCGTAACTTTTAACCCCTTCGCGGCAGGTTTGGATCCGATAGGGCCACCCCTATTGGTTTCAGGCCGGTATACCCTAGGCACCTATGCGTCTGCTAATTATACGGCTGGTGGTGGAGCAGGAACCTCTGTTTATGCTACCGATACTCCGTATAAACGAACCCAAATAAGCAAAG